ACTCTTTACCAGAGTTGCACCAGCATCGGAACCATCCGAGGTACTGGTCACAGGACTTTTGTATCCATTTCGATAATCAGCCGGTCCAAAGATTCTAGATGCCTGAGCAGGAGAATCAATCTCAATAGGCTCCCCACTAGGACCGTCCTGAGCAGTACCGATAACTAAAACAGTTTCTGTTTGATTTTGTGGAGTGACTGCAACGAGTCTATCTCCTTTAATTTCTAAAGTTACTCCAGGCATTTTTGTTTGTTTTTCCTAATTTGTAGGTCTAATATAATAGAGTCCTAAAAAATCCTAAGCTGTATCAAAACTACTATTTACTAGAGGTATTAAAGTATGGGTAATTACTAATTTTCCTCCCACTGCGGGAAGAAAAGAGTTAGACCAAGTTAAAAGACCATTGTTATTTTCGTAAGTGGGAGTATAATCCTCCGTGGTTAGATGTGATCCTACATATGATCCTGGGGCTTGATATTTTACTTCGTCTATGGAATCCACTTTAAATCCCACCTCAGGGGAGATTTCAAACGGATTCGTGTCGGATAAAGTATAGGTATTAGTTTTATACCTCCTCATTAGATTAATCTTGGTTGTTATTCTTTGGATCTTCATGCTAGTTACAAGCATTTGAACAGGGAGAATAACTTTAAACTTTAAGGTAACATATCTTAAATTGGAATTTCCGTATGAGTTTCGCAATTTAGGGTCGGATTGGGCTAGAAAGGATGTGACTATATCGCCATACCCATCCGATGTCATTGCGTCAGTTACAGATTCAAAGGCTTTTTCAAACTCCCAGGCCATATCGTGTAACTGGTCTACTGAGTCTGAGAAAAGCTCGAATCTGTAGACTATGGTATAGGTTTGAGTATATAGATCTTTTACTTCACCATTCTCATCCACCAACCTTTTATCAAAGGCTGGACGAATAGCTCCACCCCCACCGTGTCCTTTGTCGTCCCCGGGAGATCTGGATTCTATGGTCCAAACTATAGCATTTTCTAGCAATTGATCGTCAGGAGTCGCTGGAGCAAATCTAGCATTAAACCTCCTGAGTGATGGTTGCATTTTTTCCCACAGATATTTAGGAAAACTGTAGGGAGTTATTGACTCGTATCCATCAAAAGGCATGATTAAAAATTCACTCCAAACTTAATCTCTAGTATTTCGTCATATACTGTGACTCGCATTTCAACTGAAAGGGTGGATTCAGCTACTATCGCAGAGCTGTTTATGTAGGTGATATCCTCTGGTAGATTGGATTTTAACAAATCTCTTAGGCCCTCTTCTACAATTAAGTTTCTCCCAGAAGGTAGAGGGTTTCCTATGAAGCTATAGAGATAAGGTCCCGTTATTTGAGCAATCCTAGAGGCCGCCAACCTCTTAGTGGCATCTATGTTTCCACCATTTACCGTTTTGTACAAACAAGATCCTGAGTAGATCCTTCTTGTAGATGCATTTACCCCGGCCTGATATAGTATATCGAGTTCCTCTTGAGAGAGATCTCTAACTAGTTCTGAATTTTTGAGGGGTAAGTTAGAAAGGCTTATCTGTCTATTTTGGGACAGATAAGAGAGAGAGGCCGCTTCTGCTAACGATCTTTCTATTTTAGCTTCATCTGTAGAGTAGATGTTGTTTCCAAAAAAGAACAGGGAGTCAGACTTTACAGAATCTGAGTAGAATGTACCGGCCCAGGCAGAAACGTCAGTACCTATCTCACCCGCATTTAAGAAGAATGTAAGGGAGGGGTTCTCCTCTGCAAAAGTATCTACGACACTCTGGGCTGCCGCATTGGTTGCTCCTAGTATAACTACAACTTCCACATCAGGGGGAAAAGTAGATTCATTAAAACAGGTTGATAAAAGAGATGACGAAAAATCTCCATCAGTACCTCCCGACAAAGAGCCTGTAGCGTTGCTTAAACTGTTAGGAACCTCTGTACAATAGCATGGTATTACACCAATTTCTGCCAACTCGTTAGTCTCAGCCAAGAATTGTTGTTTTGAAGAATACGTTACTACAGTACTTGGGTAGTCTGGATCCATTCCATAAAAAGTAACGTTACTCCCTACAATGCTAATTTTAGAGTTATTGTATTTAACACCTGATGTTCTTGCAACAAAGGAGAATCCCCCAACAGTCAGTGTTGCAGGAACTCCTCCAAGACGAATACCGTAGGTTTTTATGCCTAGTCTTATACTTCTTTTTAGCGCAACGGCTAAATCTTCAACCCCATAATACGGAGTATAGCTTAACTCAACTAGTTGGTCTTCCTGGTCCCCCCCAATCCATACAAAGGATAGAGTGTCCCCACTAGCATTTAGACTTTTAAAAAGAAGAACCCTCTCATACCCATTAACCTTATCATCTGGGGTAGCTAATGCTTTGGGGCTTAAAGTAACTGTAGTTGCTCCAGGAGAAAGGTACTTCTGAAAAGAATATTTAGTGTGTAAGAAGTCTTCTACATCTTCAATTGTGGAATATTCCCTTACTTGGTTATCCACACCGTCAGATGCAAGGCCTATAAAAAGAACAGACATTTAAACCCCTTTGTAGCTTACTATTTTGTAGTTCCTGGTAATAGCTTTTCTTGCTGTAAGATTATCTCCATCTAGAGCCTTGATATTATACTTACCCAAAGTATCGTCTCTCATTTGAGGACCTTGAGAGTCTATTACCTCAAAAACTTCTCTAATAGGTCCCACTTCGTATTTTCCATTTCTCAAGGAAATCACGCAATCCACAATTAAATCCCCACCCTTTATCCCCGCTGATAAAGGAAAGTGTGCCATTATATTGTAGTTTAGTAGATTACCTGGGGTTTCGTTATTTAGGTATTGAGAGGGATTAGTGAAATCATCTATCCTACCTTTTGAGGCGTAAGCAGAGTTCCTAACCCCTAAACCCTTGCAAAGCTCACATTGCAAGTCCTGGAATTTCTTGGACCTACTGTAACTGTCAAAATGCTTTGGACAAGCAAAATTGGAATCCATACTTACTATTAGAAATACTTTTGCCCACTTGTCTATTTCTCTTTCTAAAATTTCTTTCGGGTTCATTAGAATCCTGTATTCCATCCTTGACCATAGTAGGTCTGATTTTCTGTACTATATGGAAGCTTTGTAGTAAATGGGAACCACTCTCTAACACCGTAATCGGAGGGTTTGAAGTTCCCATATAGGCTCCCCACAGTAGCACCTAGTTGGGGGGGAGAAAGGTTATTTAGAATTGAGTTCGTAGCCACTATTCTTTCCTCATCTGCCCTAGCTTTTAGGTCCTGTAGAGCCTTTAAGAGGTCATCTGTGACCTCTACACTATATTGCCCTACCTTAATAGAGGTCCCTATACTGAGGACGCTTTTATAGATTAAAGAATCCACATAAAAACACTTAGCAAAGGCATGAGCCAGCCTAAAGAAATCAAAACTAGTTGGGTCGGTTGCAGCTACTACGTCTGATAGACTGGCAGTGTAGTCAATATTTTCATTAGCTACCAACCAGAATTGCTTAGCTAAAAGAGATCCTTTGTAAGATGTTTTTATTAGATCTGAGTTGGTGAAGTTGACCCCTGTTGGGAACTCAGACTTCATGGTTTCTATGTCTACATAGAAGGGATTAGGTTTTGTGAAGAAGTTATACGTGGAGGTCTCCCCTAGTGTGTAAGAGTCTCCAGTTACTGGTAGGCTAGAAGAGACGGTAATTGAATATTCTGTGGTGTCAGAGATAGCAGTATTAAAAGTAATTGTTATTGTATTTGTTGAGGCTACAATAGTTACGTCTGCTGCCGTAAAAAACGGGGCCGTAGAGTACAGCTGATAACTCTTTTGTTTAACGGTAACATAATCCTCAGCAGAGGTCCCTAAGTTCTTACTAAAAGTAAGGGTCATCTCTGTCGGGTACTCTGAAAGAATCTCGTCTGTATCTGGAATGGTGGTAGATTCTATATAAAAAAGGGAGTCTAGAGTGTTATACTCGGACCCTCCACCTGCGGCTGTATAGTTAAACTGGAAAACTTCCGACCAGCCCCCAACACCCGAACCGTCTTTAGCTCTCACCCTCCAGCAATAGGTTTTGTTTAAAACGGGGGTAAATGTTGGGGTGTAAGTTTCTGTGGTCGGGGAGCTAGAAGAGACAACGGAACTAAAGTCCAAAGTGTCAGACAGCTCAAAATCGTATGCTGTAGCTCCTACAACATCTTCCCAATTGAAAGTAATAGGGGTATCTACTACATAGGTTGCGTCCGGGGGAACTAGTAGTGTGGGTGAAGTAAGGCTAGCAGGACTCGTTTTAAAATAGAATGCGTAAGTCTTAGTAGTTTTTCTTCCAATAGTGTCTTGGACCCCTGATAAAATACTTACTAAGTAGTTGTTGTCTGGTAATAGGCTGGCAGTGGGAGTAAGAATGGTATTCTTTAGATCCGTCGCATCTATAGTTACAGCAATAGGGGTGTTTGTCTGGGCATCAAAAAGCTTTACAAGTCCTACAACAGTAGAAAACTGAGTTTCTTCCATATCCTGAGACCAGGATATTGTTATGTTAGGAAGAAGAGTAGAACTTAGCTCCGATGGGCTAAAATCTATGACTTTGGGAATGTTGTTAGCCATCTATATAAATAGAGTCACAAAAAGAAGGGGACCCCTTTCGGAGTCCCCGACCACAGAATGAGCAACCAAATAATCTTAGGCAGGCATTGATCGAACAGAGTAGACAGGGGCTCGGTTGGGGGCAATAACCACTCCAACAGTCTTAGCAACACCAGCACCCTTGTCCTTCAAGATAGCCTTGGTCTCTCGCTTAACCTTAAGACCTCGACCGTCTCGCCAGAATTCAGCTTCCTCAGCCATTTCCAGTGATCCCTTCTCAGCCAATGCAATGGAATCTTCCTTGCTAAGTGCGTAGATATCAGTATAACTAGCACCAGAGAAGTCTCCACCCTTGCTGTATCGCATGGGAGCATAGGGGACGTATTGAATGCCAAAAGGCATGTTCATCGACTGGTCGAATCCGGGAGCCGCACTCCAGATACTATTACCAATCTGTCCACCGTGCATGAAGGTAGCTCTCATAAACGGATCAGATGCAAAGATCGCCCAACCCATCGGATGAGTTAGAACGTGAGTCACGTTCTTCTCAAACGACATGGGGATAGCAACCAGGTCCACCAAGTCCTCATAGCTAAACGTTCCATTAGCCGTATCCGAGCTGTCAACACCCTTGGTGGCGTAGCCGGAACCAGTGCTGTTTCCAGTGGAGTTGTCAGCCGCAACGTTATAAGTGCCTGTAAGGGCCGTATAGCAGTTGCTTTCAACAAGTCGGTTAACAGCGTTAGCACACTTCTTCATCAGAAGAGCAGCCGTATTGAGGTTTCTATTGTCAAGAGCCTCATCAGGAAGGATGTAGCCGATTCCCTGCTTTCCAACTCGAATAGCACCCGTTCCTTCCATGAGAGCCATATTAGCCATCTGGTACTCTTGACCAGGAGCCATCTCAGTAGCAACGAATGCTGACGAGTCAAGCAACTCAAGGGTCTGGGTGTTTGACACCATAGGAACCTTCTCAGCAATGTTCTCAGAAAGGAACAGTGCAGGCTCCTTCTCAGTAACGAGAACCCGAGTAACTACTTCTCGGATAATTCCGTCCAGCTGAGAAGCTGAAACCATGTCCTTGATAGACAGGTCAAGACTTCCCTTCCCAGAGAAGGCATCAAAAATCTTGTTGGAAAGGAGCTTTCGTTCCGAAGAATACGCTTCTAAATCGGAAAGAGTTGCGTCCTCTGCTGACTTACCCGCTCTTGTTAAGAATTCGGAGAAGTCAGGATTCTTCTGCATTCTCTCTCGGGCTTTATCTTTAATTGTATCGAGTAATGATTTCATTTCTTCCTATTCTTATATAGAGTCAGGCTTGAGAGGAGGAGTGTTTAGTTCCTCCTCTCACTTTTCCTTAGTTAGCCCAGAAGATCAGTTCTCCTGAGACCCCAGAAGCGTTCAGGTGAGCGGGGGTACCTGCACCTGTTCCAGAAATTGCACCATCGGTCAAACCAATCTGACCGGGAGCAAAGTTGGGAGTGAATGGACTCGTGATCTGCTTGTAGGTGATTCGAGCAGCAGTAATCGTCAGAGCAGACGAGAACTGAACTCGACCTTCAACCCAGTCAACACTGTGATACTTGCCGATCAATCCGCTGTGGACCGTCTGATATCGAGTATCGTTAGCATTCGGCAGGGTGTACCAATCCGAGGCAGAGTACGAAGTAACCGTACCACCATCGTTCACAGTACCCTGAATCTCAATCGTAACGGCTGAACGAGGATCAATGACAACGTTCTTGCTTGACTGAAGAACGTAACCGGCGCCACCAGAAACCGTAAAGGTCACAGCAGAGCGATCGGCCGTAGTCATAGCAACCATGTCCCCGAACAACTCAGAGAGAGGCCCCTCGTAAGAACCTGTCTTCACATAGGGGAATAGCTTATCATATTCCCTAACGTTGGACAACGGATTGATTCGGACTAGCTCTCCGCCAATCTGATCGGCATCCTGGCCGTAAGTGAACCAGACCTCCTGGGCGGTTGTACCACTGTACTTCCAAAGGTTGGTCGAAGTATTCCAAACCAGGTTCGAAGCGTTGGTCGCAGATACTGCGGAACCCGCGTTGTTCTTAACACCAACGATCTGAGGAAGAACACCAGCGAGGTTAGCACCAGTCAGGTCAATGTTAGTGGAGTTAGAACCGTTATTGACGTAGTAGGTCGCTTGCGGCTTAAACTTAACCTGAGCACCTCGAAGAGCAAACTGCTGATTCGAGAGAGAAGCAGTGTAAGCCGTGTCTGCGGTCAGTCGAGTAACGGCACCAGCGTGAGCCGTAAGTCGATCACCAGCAGCAAGAGTACCATAAGCATCGCTGATAGCTGCAACATATGCGACAGAGCACTGTGCATTCTTAACAACAACAGCATCGGGCATCGTGTGAGCGCCAGAACTGTCTTGGGCAGGCTTCGCCATATTCTGATGAGCAACACCCATAGGCTTAACGGTAAGACCGTTTGCCGTAGTAATAGGAGTTCCTCTGTCGGTTGCCGAGTTTGCGAGGGCAGTGTTGCCCTTTCCAATTCCGACAAATCGACCACTCAGGATTGCGAGAGCACCAGTCGGGCCGTAGGTTGCCTGAGCAACCTGGGGCAGTGTGGGATCTACGAAATAGTGTCCGACAAGTGTCTGAGCAGAGGGGTTAACTGCAGCAGTACCCGTCCACACGACTTCTCGTAACTTTTCACCTGTGATAATGTAACTACTCATTTTTTATTATTTTCTCGGCAACTATATCTACTAGAGGTTAATTACTGTCAAATATAATAGAGTTCTGTTTAAAACCCTAAAACTTTAAAAGCATCCTCCTGAGATAGCTCGTGGTTTGCAGACGTTCCGCCAGTATCTGAGTCCTCAACAGAGGATACGGAAGTTGGGGAGGTTACGGTCTGGGTACTGTCCTCACTCTCTACCTTTTTATGGTTTCGAATAAGCTTTGATAGGGTGGAGCTAGAGAGTATTGAGTATCTCTTTGCGTCCTCCTCAAAATCCGACACGTCTAAGTTAACACTTTTAACTACAGAGTAAAGCGAAGCTAGAAGAGTTCTTGTGTCTTTGGGATCTAGATTAACGAAATTGTCTACCAAATCAAAGACCGAAAGAGAAAGAGTTTTACTATTTTCCAAATCTTCGATTGAAAGAGTAGACTTATCTTTTGTATCTCGGGCTTGAATTAGGGAGCTAACAGTAGAGTCAAGGGTCTTAATCTGATCTTCTGACAGAAGGGGTTTCAAGGATTCCACTTTAGCGAGACCCTCTTCATCCAGTTTAATGGTCATGTCTGCGATTTGCAAGAAGCTATCAGTAGTGATTGATACTAATGCCAGCTTCTTGTCAAGGGCCTCTAGGTGCTCTCCCATAGTTTCGGTCAGAGAGAGTAAGGTATCCACTGTGAGAGTGCCCTCTTCTAGAAGCAAATGGACAGCCTCTCTCTCAGCGTCTGAGAGACTTGATTCTAGCAGTTTAGAGAGACCCACTACTCTGGTCCCGTCTAAAAGAACCAAAGATTTATACGGAAAGTCCACATGTGCAGTATCCTCAGCACCGGTCTCTGTGCCTTCAGGTGCATTATCCTCTGGAGTTGTATTTAAAATGTCTTCTGGTTTCTGTTTGGCCATATTTCTGTCCTGAAGAATTACAAAACTCTGTTTCGTGCTTTTAATAGAGTCGGTAATTCCGATTAATCCACAAACTTCTTTTACTTTTTCTTTAGTAGCAATGTCAAAAAAGCCATAAGAATCTTTAGACCCTGTAATTTTCTCCGCTACTAACAATCTTGAGTCAACCTCTTCTCTCCCTATATCCCCACTAAGGGTATACGCGGAAGTGTCTGCGGGGGTGTTTACGTAAGATAGCTCCTTGAATTGAATCCCACTATAGATTAAATAGGACAAGTGTTCTTTTTTGTCTACGGTGTATGTTTTACCTGTTTCATATGGAGGAAATTCATCCCACATCTCTTTTTTGTAGAGATCTACTAAGTCCAGCCCACTGATACTCTCAAAAACTTGAGCGGAACGAGCCCCTATAGATACGGTATGATATCTTCCTCCAAGGACCTTTTCTATCTCTGCATCACCAGTAATAGCAGCAACTACCGATATATGCCCAGACCCATTAGCAAAACCTGGGTACAAGGAATCTTTACAAGGTATTCTTTCGCTTTTTGGCCTTTTAATGAAGGACGAAGAGATTATTCTCCCACAGGGCTCATCGGCACTAGTCCCGAACCAGCTATCACCGGAACGATGCTCGGTAATAACTGGGCAATTGTAGGGATAAATAAAGGACTGATGGCCCGTAGTGTCTTCAGGGTAAGAAGGATCATAAGAACCTTCCAACTCGCTGGCCGGGTAGTATCTGTAATTTAAGTTTAGTTTGTCACTATGACAAACTCTGATTTCAGGGTAGACAGCTTTGACGTCTTTCTCTGAAATCTCTGATAATATACTATCTTTGACTAGAGCATTTTCACTATCCCGAGAGTTATTAATCATTACTGAGTAGGAGTCAAAAATTGCTCCACCCGAACTCCCAGCCTGAAACCCTAGTATTTCTTGGATTTTCTTCTTATCCATTAATGTTATCCTTAAAATGCTCTAATAGAACTTCTCTCTCTGATAATAGAGCCTGAATTTCCTTAGGATCTATCCCAATCCCTGCTTCCTCAAAGATATAATAGAGTTCTTGTAGAGATGTAGAAGAGTCTAGTAACTTACTTTCAACACTGTCTTTCTGGTCTTTTTTCTTAGGGCGTCCACCTTCTTTTTTCTCAAGTGACTTTGGTTCTTCTGGTCCGGCGCCCCCGTACAGGTGTTGGAAGGTCTTAGAAAGATTAATTGGGGAATCTATATCAATTCTTTGTCTCGCCTCAACAATATCAATGATTCCCTTTGTAAACAGATCAGCTACATGGGACTCATGTTTAGAAAGAATGTCACCATCTGCTTGATGGAATCTGATAGATACCTGATGATTGGGGTTAGTGTATGGGTCATACCCCATTTCCCACAAAAGCTCAAAGAATAGCTCTTGGGTAAAGAAGCTCTCTAGATTTTTTTGAGTAGATGCCAGATTTTGGATGAACCCTAATAAGCTTTTATCTGCAGCTAGGGTAGAAGTATTATCCATCCCCATGAGGTAGGCTGGAATTCCCATCCCAGTAATTACCCTCCTGGTCAGGTAGTTTAAATATTCATTAACCCTTAGAGCGTGGGACTCTGATCCTTTTTGCTCTATGTTGTGCCAGGCTGGTGTAATCAAAATTGAATCATGTCTCGCAGCCTCTACAACATTGACTCTAGCTCTAGATATCTCTTGCTCTATAGTCAGCCCACTTCTTGCCTGTATGGGATCTTTAGGCCTGTCAATAGTATAGTGTGTCAAGGGAAGCGCATGCTTCTTTAACATAGTTACCATTAAATTTTCTGCTATCTTTAGATTAGTCAGATCATCAAGTACAGGCATCACAAGGCCAATTCCAAAAACAGTTCCTGGATCTTTTTTATAAGTTGCAACAGATACATCCAACTTATTAATTAGGGTTTTGGAATCCGGCTTCCAGGAGCCAAAGTCCATTTTAAATTTGTACTCTTTCTTTTGTCCTCTTCCTTGCTCCTTACCCAAATAAGCCTGGACTTCTTCAAAAGTAATACCTTTTAAGGTCCAACCTATGTGTTTCTGCTTATGCTTCAGGGGGTAGAACTGAAGAGGGGAGATAACAGCTAACCTAGAGATAGAATCAGGTCTATCCTTATACAGACCTCGATAACTCTTTGATGCATCGGTGGCAGAAGATGTACCCCTTATTTTTACTAAAGGGGCGGTCCCAGTCTTAAAGAGTTCGTGAATAAGTTCAAACTTGAGTGTATCCCATGTAGTACCTGAGGCAAAACAAATTTCCTGTAGTCTCTTTGTTAAGACATCTACAATCTTTTTTTCTCCAACAATGTCGAACCTAGAACAGTGATCTGTGTATACATCCACACCTTGTCGGGCGATGCCGTCTTTAATGTAGGCATCTACACACCTCATTATTGATCTGGAGATGAGAGCATCATTTACGTGCCTAGTCAGGGTGGCTGAAGGTTTTTCTTCAAGGCCTAGAACCTGACTTTCGGCTTTAGAGCTCTTAGGTAAAGAGGCGTCTGTAAATTCCATTTTATTCTATTAAATTAGAGCCCCGAATACTCTATCGACAGAAGTATCATTGGGCTCCAAAAAGTAATCTACGATCAGAATCTGATATTCTGCGTCGCGTGGGAAGCTTTTTACCTTCTCTAACATCCCTATATTATTGGACCAATCTTCCAGAGACACACCAGTCATACTGTTAGCAACTTCAAAATTTGTTGAGTGTTCTGGTCCGTGGATGCAGATTATCCAACCAAGTAGGGGTATAAATATATCAAAATGAAGGGGTTTACCTTTATAAGTAACAATATTTGTATCCCCATCTAGAAATACAAGGGGAGAACTTAAAGAAAGTTTCTTCTCCAGGAAATTAAGAATGCATTCAACCCATTCTTTTCTAAAAGATTCTTGGCTTTCTTTTAGAACTTGAAGGGAAGTTTTATTAAATTTGAACATATCGAGAAATTTCATCTAAAATATCCTTTGTAGAGTTTTTATTAAGGATAAGTGGAAGATTATACCTTCTAATCTCATTAAGCTGTTGGATCTCAGAATATCTCTCTAATAACGACCCCTCAACTTCTGAAAGAACGGACAAAAGACTTGCCTCCATCTGCATTGAAAGAGCTTGTAACCCAGAGTTTCTTAAGGCGTCATCAGACAAAATGGAAAGTGTTGTCATAGCTGATCTCAGATTCTTATCCAGGTATATCGCATAGTTATTCCTGCCTATCAAATCAGACAATCTCTTATTCATGTCATAGTAAGGGAGAACAGCCACTGCAAGGTACTGATCTGTTATATGTTTAGTAGTATTTCTCCAAAGACCTAAGACAGACGAGATGGAGGCGTATACATCTGTATCTTTCGACCCCTGCTCCACTAAGGACTGCTGTCTTACTAGATTTGAAAATATTCTTATTTCATCTTTGAGACTAATACCCCTCTTCTCTGAGAAGGAGCTAATGAAATCTTTCAATGAAAAATAATAGCTTTGGAAACTAGCTAGATAGTGTTTGGTGACTACCTCTAAAGAGTTCGGATTTTTTTGGGTGTATCTAAGCCATTGATTCTCTAGGGAGTACTTTATAATCCTAATATTGGACTCCGATACGGTTAAATCCGCCAAGGCAATTACCCTATAATCTCCTTCCGAAGCGGCTTTGGCGATCAAATCTTGTAGGGTTGAGTAGGAGATTGGATTGTACTTTTCTGGATGATAGGGATCAAAAGATAGATTCGAAAATTTATCTACTATCTCACCAGAAATAGTGCCAGTAAAGGAGTTTTTTGTATCAGTTTTTTTTTCTTGAATAAGATCAAGCAAAAGTTGAGACTCCCCGATCAAAGTTTCTACCAGAATTTTACTAGAGACTTGGGAATTTGTCTGGGATGAATAGACAAGAGAGTTAGAAATATCTTTCGTTAAAGTAAGGCTTTGATCAATAATCTGGTCTACAACCCTTGGAATATCTGGTTTTTGGAATAGGCTTTTACTCATTAGAAGTCCGGTAAAAATTTCTCAAATTGATATAAGTCTGAGCTAGTATAAGGGTCTACTTGTAAAATGTCTTTGGATGTGATTACCTGGGTCTCATAAGGTCCTATCTCTGTTTGGCCCAACCCTACATCAGAAAGAAAGTCCCCAATCTTCTTCCAAGAAGTATAGAGAGCAAAGAAAAGACAGTCTATCATATGTTCATCTTTTCTGCTAAACTTAATAGTAGAGGTGGAAGTATTTAGAATTTTGTATTTATAATACTGCTCCTTCATCTCTAGATCATTAGCGTTTAAGATAACTTCATCGTTCTCAAACTTCATTCTAGCTAACTGATAGGCAAACTCTTTAATTCTCTTCTTCTCCACCTCTCCAGTTTCCTCATTTATCACCTCTTCTTTTCCTTGCATTGCTATCCTAACAAGGACATCTGAGAGATCAATCCCTTTCTCTAAACCTAATCTAAGAATGATCTCAGCATTAGCATCAATTCCGGATGAGTCAACGGCCACATGGGAAACTTTGTACCTCTGGTAGAAATCTATTATATGCTCTGCAGCATCATGGAACCCCATAACGTCCTTTTTCATGGACTCATATCTGTCTAGGCACTTAATTTTTCTGGTTGTAGGATTATACCCCCACACAACCACATTAGACCCTGCCTGAACTTTATCAAAGTCAACTGTAATGAGGTTTATGCAACTAGTATCTAGGTTATGTTCACCATATTGGTAGTCATGTCTAAAGGCCTGGTCTATGTGAGGGCGATAGAATGCGTCCGTACTACCTGTCTGACGAATGTCTAGAACATATTCTGTCCTCCAACGATCCATGTCTGATTTCTCAGCCTCAAACATGGCGTTCTTTTGTTCAAGGGTTAGAGATGTATTATCCCAAATTCCGCATTTAACCAATCTTGAACTGGGGGGAAGATTTTTAAGACAAACTCTGTTATAGAATTCCCCTTCAGGGTCCTTTACCGTCCCCGCTATGTAGCCTTTAATCCTACTAAGGTGCTCTGGTGGGCAGGCAAAGTACATAGGGTTAAGCACAGAGAACCCCTCACTAGGAATTGCCCCCGCCTCATCAATTATGATAATATCGGGCTGTTTGACGCCCCTGAGCGTGTCTATCTGCTTTTTATTAGCAGAGACAATATGTCCTAAGATTTGAGATCCCTGTAAGAAGGTTCTTATGGGGGGAGAGTTTAATTGGACGCCATAAGGATCTACGAAAGCCTGAACAAAAGGTGAACCTTCTATTAGAGTATCGAGGTCTGTAAAGAAAGCGTTTCTATTGGGGTCAGATTGACAGAAAAACTGGATGGTTCTTCCTGGGTCGAATATAAGATGCCACAAAGCGATAGCTGCCAGCCCGAAAGAGTTGTGGACTACGATGTCATTTGCTATAAAGTTGTGGTCGTCGTGGTCTACTGTCAGGTCATAAACCTTCTTTATACCCACATTTTGAACCTGAATTATAGAGAGCCATTTGCGGGCAGAATGTACGTCTTTTACTAATGGAATTAAACCCGCCTGATGAAGAAAAAGATCAGTGCTAGTGGGGTCTTGAATTATAATTTCACTAGCGGGACCCTTAAATGACCAAATACCTAATCTTAAAAGCAAATGGGCAAAGTCATTCGAGGAAGCTTTTGGTACATTGAATTCAATCTGTCGGAAAAGGTCATTAAATTTTCCGTACTTTTTAAAAACTGACAAGACAAAGTTCATCAAAAACTCGTCAGCTAGTTTAAAAACTGGGTCTGGGATTATTCCTGTAGAAGTCATTTCTGTAACCCAGGAATCTATTTCACCCCCCGTAGAAGACCCCTTAAAGCCTGTGTTGATCTTCCCTGGGGCCAGAACTCTATCCCCTATTTGAAGGTGACCCGCTTGTATCCATCCATGAGATCTGCTGAAGACCTGATGATCCCTGCTCAATGTTATGTCAAATCCATTATCAAAGATAAGCTTGATACAATGCTTCTCCCCCGATTCAACCCACTCTGTGGGGGAGGAGAGGGTTTTATTTAAGGAGAAATCAAAAACTAGAGTTTTTTTAGTTTTACTCAAGTCTTTAATTGGTGTAGGCCTCCCTGTGAAGGAGTCTATAACTCGACTACTGCCATCAATACAATTGTGGGTTGTGATGTAGTAATCTGTGAGATAGAGTTGGTCCTTAGAGTCAAGGGTGATGCACTGACATGTAGCATACTCTTCATCCATCTCCACATTAATTACTTTTCTCCTGAGGTCCTTTTGGAGACTACCCTCCCAGCTCTCTGAGAACTTGTCACTAAATAAAAGTCCAAGCTCAACTGGTAAATAGATCTCCATCAAAGATTGTCTATTTATCGTCTTTAAATGGGCTACACCTCCAAG